AAAGTAAGTCGCTTGGCCAACCCTGGCCTCGCTAGATTTGTTAAGGCAGTCGTCCCCATTGGAAGTCGCTGGCACGTACTGGGGTTCACCCTTCGCAGGGCTCCATCCAGAAACTACCAACTCAACCAGGGAACACAACATCGATCTGACATGTGTCCCCCAAAAGGACGTCTTGAACCTGCCGGACTGCAACCAGACTTTGTTGACAACCGCTACTACCCCGTCTGAGAAGACGAGAATTCGCGGGAGCAACGACAAGTAGTAATCGACGACCAAGAGATGCTCCACGGGTGTCAACGGACGACGTATATCATCGTAAAACTCCCCGGACTCCATCCAAAACTCAATGTCGAAAGCCATCTTGTGAGGAAGCTCACCAAAGCCATACTCGTAGCCTTGGATATCTGAATGGTCTACTTTGCTAGAAAATCTGCCTTCGACCTTCCATCTGAACTCCCTCAAAGCCTGCACGTCCTTCAGCTGTATCCCAACCGAAGAAGGTCCATCTCCCCAAACGTCTGTAAACTTCGACGCCCTAAGGAGAGTGGTGACTCTTTCGACACAACTGTCCTCCAGAGAGCAAGAGTTTATGACTCTCGTCTCCTTGGACCTCTTCGTGGCCTCGTTCTTGCAGAACACTCGCGTTGGACTAATAAGGTCTTCTGAGATCAGGTCTAACCCAATCCCTGCATGAACCTCGACGTCCTCACTGCTTTGTGCCAGCATTACTAGAGACTCCAGCGTTGCTGGATCGATTGATAGTCTCTTCCTAATCCGGTCTTCCACGCGCCTCTTTAACAACTCACCCCCGTCGGCGAGGACGTCAGTATTTGTCCTGTACTCGTAGCACAAGTCAACGCCTGGTCCCGCCTCCTTCTTTATCGACCTCATAATCTCATCCCACATCTCATCTCGAATCGAGCCACTCGATTCGAAAGGGGACTGGAACTTCCACCTTAGCTTCCTAGGGTATGCCTGCTCACACAGGTTTCTCCTGACCTTGGCCCAAAGGTCTAACACCTTCGGAATCTCGGCCTTTTCGAAAGCTGCATCCCTCCTCTCGAAGTAGAACTTCAAGCTTTTACGCTCTTGTTCTCCTCCGACTGGGGGGTTTGCTCTGTAGTTGAGGACTTCGATGACATCTCTACGGAACGCAGAAAGGTTTTCACCGCCGTCTTTGAGATTTGCCCACTCTCGAGCGCGAGCCTCAAGGACTCGAAGGGGTCCTGAGGCGGGCTTTGGTCGGGGGTTTGCGATTTGTTGGGAACTTCCGATCGCGAAGAGACCTCCTCCAATTTCTCGCGCTTGGATACGCTGGAAACCGGAGAGATCTGCGTCGTGGACGAAGTTCTCATGGACTCGCTTTGGCTGCTCTTTTCTTTCAGCGATGCAGCCGACCGCTCCAGCCAGTTTCCCAGGCGAGAGGGATCCCTCG